TAAAGGTAAGTTTACGTGATAACTACGACGGTGAGTCTAGCGAGTCTAATTGCTGGATGAGCGAGGATGCTTTTGGGTATGTTCCACTAGATGACCAAGAAATTTATAAAAGCCGTTGGGATGTTGATAGACGTAAAAACATTTTAATTGTAGACGATATCAATGATACAGGTGCTACATTCAACTGGATTAAAGAAGATTGGCAGGCAGGCTGTTTGCCAAATTCAGAAAGTTGGGAAACTGTATGGCACGGCAATGTTCGCTTTGCTACCATTACAGACAACTTATCAAGCGGGTTTAACGGTAAAGTAGACTACAGTGTACACGAAGTTAATAAAGCAGAAGAAGATGTTTGGTTAGTTTATCCTTGGGAGAACGTAGGATAATGAGAGTTAACTTGATGGTGCAACAAAGATATATTAAGGAAGAATTTTATGCAGTTTAATGAAGTACCTTGGGATAACGTATTAATAGATACAAGGGATTTTACTGTGTTTAATGACGGGTATCCTGTTACAGAAGGACACGTTCTTTTTGTTCCAAAAGAACAAACCTGGGAATACCTTGAAAAATGTTATAAAGCAGCCTATGCCTGGGGTTACGATTGGGTACAAAAAGGGTATTGCGATGCTTATAACATAGGACAAAATGTAGGTGCGGAAGCTGGACAAACTGTTGAGTATCCACACGTACATTTAATACCACGTCGTAGAGGTGATATGGAGGATCCAAGAGGCGGAGTCAGAAATGTCATTCCTACAAAAGGAAATTATTTAACATAAGGAAAGGATATGGAGTTGAAACAACAGTTAATAAACGCAGCAAGAAAACACGCAGAAGCAGAAATTGAGCTACACAAAACAAACATAGAAGTTTATATGCAAAAAGTAGTAGGTATTGGAGAGCATTCTGATATTATTGAAACAATTCAAAAAGAATTGGATCAAATGGCTACAGCACAAGATAGAGTTGATATGTTAGATCGATATTTTGCTTGACAAAAACCTAAATATATGGTACAATACTATTATGAGTGTTGTACCGTATTACATTATGACATCCACGTCTATAACTCGGAGAAATAAATGAGCAAAGCAGAACAGATTAAAGCCCGTTTGCAAGATGCAAACATCCGCTATTGGGCAGGCGACAATATTTCAGAAGTCCTTCAAAAGGGCGACAAAGAAGCACTTATTGAAGATGCTACAGCAGCATTTGAAAATGTGTTAGACACACTTTTAATTGATCGTCATAACGATCCAAACTCAAAAGGCACAGCACGGCGTCTTGCTAAGATGTACTTCAATGAAATTATGGCAGGACGTTATGATCCTGCACCCGAAGCAACAGCATTTCCAAATGATTCAGACGAACGCTACGAAGGTATGTTAGTTGTTCGTTCAGAACTAAAAAGTATGTGTTCACATCATCACCAGCCAGTAACTGGAGTAGCATACATTGGTATCATTGCAAGTGCAAAACTAATTGGACTTAGCAAGTATACACGTATTGCACAGTGGTGCGCTCGACGTGGTACACTGCAAGAAGAACTTGCAAATGATATTGCACGTGAAATCCAAAAAGCAACTGGTGCAGATCACTTAGGCGTATACATTCAAGCAACACACGGTTGCTGTGAAAATAGAGGCATTATGGCACATAGTAGTCTTACACAAACAACTGTATTAAAAGGTGCATTTAAGAATGACACAGGTACAAAGAAAGAGTTCTTTGACAACATTAAACTCCAACAAGAATTTGCGTGTTAATATGAAATTAAGATATTCAGAAGCTTTTTATAGCGTACAGGGTGAAGGCAAGTTTGTCGGAGTCCCTTCCGTGTTCTTACGTACATTTGGTTGTAACTTTCGTTGTATGAACTTTGGCACAAACGAAACAAAAGATCGTTGGCAACAGCACAAAGATGGTATTAAACACAATGCAGAAGTTGCAGATCTAATTGCACGTGATGTACACAAAACTACAGAAAAGTTTGAAGACTTGCCTATTATTCATACAGGTTGTGACACATATGCAAGTATCTATCCAGAGTTTAAACACTTTAATAAACTTGCAGAAGTTGACGAAGTAGTTGAACATCTGCTTTCACTTACTCCAGAAGGTAAGTGGACAATGGACAATGGTCAAGATATTCACTTGATTATGACAGGTGGTGAGCCTTTGTTAGCGTGGCAAAAGCTCTACATCGATCTTTTTGAACATCCACGTATGCGAGATTTAAAAAATGTTACATTTGAAACAAACACTACACAAAAGCTACACGACGACTTTATTAACTATCTCAAATATAGTGCAAGATTTAAGGTCACGTGGTCTTGTTCCCCAAAACTTAGTGTTTCAGGAGAACCTTGGGATACTGCTATATTGCCTGATGTCGCTCATCAGTATAGCACTGTTAACGGTAGTGACATTTATCTCAAGTTTGTTGTCGCTAGCCAAGACGATTTTGACGAAGTTGGCAGGGCTGTGGACGCTTACAAGAGTGCCGGGGTACAATGTCCAGTATATCTTATGCCGCTGGGCGGACGCAGTGAAGAATACAATCTCAACGTCAAAGAAGTCGCCGAAGCCTGTATGGTCAGGGGTTGGAGATTTACACCAAGACTCCACATTTCCTTATTCGGAAATGCCTGGGGGACTTAGTAAAGAAGACCTTGAAATAATACGTGGAAGTAAGATTACTGAAGATACATACGAAAAAGTAAGGAAAGAATTATGAAAGAACCTAGAACAGAAAAAATTGTGTCGGAGTTAAAAGATTTAACTCTAAGGCTAAACAAGTTAGATTTAATTTTGCAAAAAATGGATGTTTCATATTCTTTATCTCGGACAACTAAAACAGATACTTGGAAGCTTACTGATATTATACAAAAGGTAGAATACTAATGAAAAAATTTTTAAAAAATATCACAGGTATTACTAAAAAAGAAAAAGAACTAGAAGAGCAAGAAATGGCTCTTCTTAAAAAGAAAGATCCTAAGGAATATGCTACTAGACGTAAAGAGCCTTGGGTTAGTGTATTAGATGTTAAAGTAAATGAAGAAAATGTTCGCAACGGATTCTTTGAGCTAGACTGGAACAAATACTTTATTGCACAACTTGTTCAAGCAGGTTATGGTGTTGAAAACGATCCAGAAGAAGAAATTGTAGATCGTTGGTTCCGCGATATTGTTTACAATATGCTAGAAGCTGAAGGACAAAGTACTGATAGAGGTGCAGGATATATTAATGTTGTTCCTATTTCACAAGGTAAAAGTGAAGTAAGTTAATGAAGATACAACGGTTAAAAAGTATGCACCCAATTTCTCCTTATGCACCTACTTGGGACATTCCTATAGGCACTGTAAATTGGGGAGCAGAAGAGTCAATAAATTCAGTTAAAAATTTTTTACTAAAAAAAGAAAAAGATATTCTAGAATTAGATATTATGGGAGACGGAGGTACTGGATTACCTCCTACCAGTGTTACAACTAGATTTGGAAAATACAACCTTTTTGATTTTATAGACGAGTGCAAAGGAATTAAAGAATTATTAAAGTTTATGCAACTTTCTTATTTAGAATTTGTAAATTTAGATTATACAGATGTATTTCCGCTAGAGATAGTAAGTTGGTACAACATTATATACAAAGGCCAATCTTTTAATTGGCACAATCACGGCAGGGGCGAAATTGCCTATTTGAGTGGAAATATGCACCTAGACAACTATCCTACTAGTGGTACAACATATAAAAAAGAAGATATGATTTACACTATTCCTAATGTAAAAGGTGGACTTACTATTTTTCCTACACATTTATCTCATAAAGTAGACACTTATGAAGATGATAACCCAAGAGTTAGTATTGCATTTGATTTATATATTTACAAGCCGCCATATCATATGTCAAACGGTCAGAAAAAGAGTTTGCCTTTTATGAACTCAAACATTTATCAGTCTTTAATGGAAGAAAATAGTGGTTGACAAGAAGATTATTATATGCAATAATGTATACTGTAACTAATAATATAGGCAATAATAATGGCAACTTATGTACTAGTAGATACTGCTAACACTTTTTTTAGAGCTCGTCACGTTGTGCGTGGCGACATTGATACTAAAGTAGGTATGGCTCTACATATTACACTTAATAGTGTTAAAAAGGCTTGGACAGACTTTAATGCAGATCATATTGTGTTCTGTTTAGAAGGACGTAGCTGGCGTAAAGACTATTACGAACCTTACAAACGTAACCGTCAAGAAGCTCGCGATGCACTCACTCCACGTGAAGCAGAAGAAGATAAAGTGTTTTGGGAAATCTTTGATGAGTTCAAAGACTTCATCGGTACAAAGACTAACTGTACAATGATGCGGCATCCGCAACTAGAAGCAGATGATTTGATTGCAGGTTGGGTGCAAGCACATCCTGAAGACAACCATATTATTATCAGCACAGATGGTGACTTTGCACAACTTATTGCACCTAACGTAAAGCAGTACAACGGTATACAAAACGTTACAATTACACACGAAGGTTACTTTGATGACAAAGGCAAGCCTGTCGTAGATAAAAAAACTAAAGAAGTAAAGCCTGCGCCCGATCCGCAATGGCTACTATTTGAAAAATGTATGCGAGGTGATACAAGTGACAATGTTTTCTCCGCTTATCCAGGCGTTCGTAAGAAAGGTACAAAGAATAAAGTTGGCTTACTCGAAGCATATGACGATAAGACCACGAAAGGTTATAACTGGAATAATCTTATGCTACAGCGTTGGGTTGATCATAACGGTGATGAGCACCGTGTTTTGGACGACTACAACCGCAATGTAACACTCTGTGATTTGTCTGCACAACCTGCAGATATACGAGAGATAATTAATAACACTATTGCAGAAGTAGAACCTAAAGACATTACACAAGTTGGTATGCGTCTTATGAAGTTCTGTGCTAAGTGGGATATGCAACGTATTGCAGATCAAGCAGCATCTTTTGCAGAGCCTTTACAAGCGAGGTACCCTAAATGACATTAAAAGCAAAACCAGTTCTAAAAGATCGTTTCTGGATTGTTGAAAACAATAACGAAAAAGTAGGAACATTATCCTGGAACGACGATCGTTATATGTTTAGTAATTCATTCGAAACTTGTTTTTTTGATAACAAGCGACAAATGAAGAAAAAATTCGGCGTTGACATAGTCTGGTCCGAAGAAGAGGATACAAATAGAGACAGTAAATTTGATGTACACGGATTTTCTACAAGTGTTCCTCCATATAACACTATGTACGATGTCAAACGTAAATTACCATTATTTACTAAAAGTGAAAAATCAAAAAGTTCTTACTGTGCAGGTTATTATATCATAAGATTTGAAAAAGGCTGGGTTAAAAGTTTTTGTCCAAAACTAATAACAATTGAAAGATATCAGTCAAAAGGTCCTTTTAAAACTGAATTAGAAATGCGTCAGGAGTTAAGTCGTGTCAATAGATCCAATTAATACTATTCCGTTTCAGCAATTTATACAACAAGTAAAAAGTGCTGAAGCAAGTAGATCCAAAGAAGTAAAGTTGTCTTTAGAACAAGCAAAAAATCTTGCATTTACTATTGGTATTGTAGAAAGTAGATTGCACGGAGAATTAGAAAAATTAGTAAAAGAATCTAATAGTAGTGCTAATGAAGTTATTGAAGTAAATTTAGATGCAGGTTCGGGCTTTTAACTACGTAGATAACTAAAAAAGAGATAAATATATGCGTATATAATATTAAGGAATACGCATATGAGTAGACCAAAGCCTACTGTATTATTAGAAAATATTAATAATAAGACATATAAAAGTGAACAAGTACTAGAAGCAGATGCTATATGGGCGGTCTTCTACTTAGGTAAGCCTTTTAATCTAAAAAGCTCTAATGCACTTACAAATTATCCAGGTCCAAAATATAAAAAAACTAGTTTTTCAAATCCAGGACACGCACATAATCTAGCAAAAAAACTCAATCAAATGTTTAAATGCGAAAATTTTAGTGTATACAAACTTTCAGAAGGCGAAGAAGTGTTTGAATGAACTGGAAAGAAACATACACTAAGTTATTTCTCAAAGAATTGAATATAAGTGTAAACGGTGCAACTGTCAAAGAATATTTGCCATTATGGTGGCAAAACACGAGATCTAAAAGTTCCGGCGGATTAAGATTAACAGATGCAGGATACCAAGTTTTACAGAAAATAGGACTCGAAGTTTACGATATTCCATATCCAAAGGATATGCCTCTTACTACCCAAGTAATAATATTTTTAGATCAATTTATCGATTGTCCATACTATCTAACTAATAGAAGTATCACTGTAACGAACGAAAAGAAAGCAGTAGAACTTACTCTTTTTAGTGGAGATTTACGTAAATATGGCTTATTAAAAGCAATGAAAAGGCAAGAAAAATCCTAAGTTATTGATTATTAAGCTAATCTTTTTTATAAAAAAGGTTGACATTTCCTGTAGTTATGCTATTATATATACATAGTTAGAAATTAGCACTGATCAACTAGAGGAATACAATATGGAAACGGTAACTCGTACAGTTAGTCCAAACGGCGCAAAAGGCGCTATTAAACACGCAATGCTTAAAAAACGTCCTTTGTTTTTGTGGGGACCTCCAGGCATTGGTAAGTCGGACATTGTTGCGCAGATTACAGATAGTCTGCCTAACTCACATCTAATTGACATTCGTTTGTCACTTTGGGAACCTACAGATATTAAAGGTATTCCATACTTTGATAGTAATATTAGTAAAATGGCGTGGGGTGCTCCTTCAGAGCTACCAGATGAAGAATTTGCAGCACAATACGATAACATCGTTGTGTTCTTTGACGAAATGAACTCGGCAGCGCCAGCAGTACAAGCGGCAGCATACCAGTTGATTCTTAACCGTCGAGTAGGACAGTATAAATTACCTGACAATGTAATTATTATTGCAGCAGGTAACCGCGAAAGCGACAAAGGTGTTACATATCGTATGCCTGCTCCGTTATCTAATCGTTTTGTTCACTTAGAACTTGCAGTTGATTTTGATGACTGGTTCCAGTGGGCTGTTGAAAATAAAATCCACAAAGACGTTGTAGGTTTCCTACAGTTTAGCAAAAAAGACTTGTATGACTTTGATCCTAAATCTCCGTCACGTTCTTTTGCTACACCGCGTTCTTGGTCCTTTGTATCAGAATTGATCGAAGATGATCTAGACGAAAACACTACTACAGATCTTGTTAGTGGTGCAGTTGGTGAAGGTTTGGCTGTCAAGTTTATGGCACACCGTAAGGTAGCTGCTGATATGCCTAATCCGACTGATATTTTAGCAGGCAAAGTTAAAGAAATACAGAACAAAGAAATCAGTGCTATGTATTCCTTAACTGTATCTCTTTGCTACGAGTTAAAAGAAGCGTCAGACAAAAATGATAAAAAGTTTGACGATAAAGTTAACAACTTCCTGCGCTTTGCAATGGATAATTTTGATACAGAATTAGTTGTAATGGGTATTAAACTTGCTCTTACACAGTATCAATTGCCCATTGATCCGGACGAAGTAGAATGCTTTGATGAATTCCACGATCGTTACGGAAAATACATTAAAGCGGCACAATCCGCAGATTAATGTGAAAAAGAACGGGTTCTTTTGAGCCCGTTCTTTATTTTTCTGGTTGACAAACTGAGTAAATATTGCTATAATATATACATAAAGTTAGGAAATGAGAGGCACTGATGGCTACAGCAACAGCAAAAGATACTGCTAGTAAATTAAAAAACTGGCAACCAGACCCTAATATTACACCCGAACAATTAGAAGAAATGCGAGTTGAAGTATACGATCGCATTATTGTTGCACGAGTAGGACTGCTACTTCGTCATCCTTTCTTTGGTAATATGGCAACCCGTTTGCGTATTTTGGCAGCAGACGATTGGTTGCCCACTGCGGCTGTAGATGGTCGCAATTTATATTACAATACACAATTCTTTAACGCAATGACAAATAAAGAAATTGAGTTTGTTATTGCACACGAAATCCTACACTGTGTTTTTGATCATTTAGGTCGTAGAGATGATCGAATTCCAATGCTATATAACATAGCTGCCGATTACATTGTAAACAACATTCTTGTAAGAGATCGCATTGGCGAAAAACCTAAGATTGTTGATTGTTTCCAAGATTTCAAATATGAAAATTGGATTTCTGAAGAAGTTTATGATGACCTGTTTAAAGAAGCAGAAGAACGCGGTAAAGAATATTTAGAACAATTAGGTGAACTATTAGACGAACACTTAGATATGAACGGTGACGAGTCTGAAGGTCAAAGCGATAACGGCGAAGATGAAGATTCTAACGGCAATGGTACAAGTAGCAAAAAACCAAAATATTCTAAAGAAGAACTTAAAAAGATCAAAGATGAAATAAAAGAAAATGTCTTGTCTAGCGCACAAGCAGCCGGTGCTGGAAATACTCCTGCCGCTGTGCAAAGAATGATCAAAGAACTTACAGAGCCTAAAATGAACTGGCGTGAAATATTACGTCAGCAAATACAAAGCACTATTAAAAGTGACTATACTTTTATGCGTCCTAACCGTAAAGGTTGGCATACCGGAGCAATTCTTCCAGGTATGAATTTTGACGAAACTATCGATCTTTGTATTTGTTTAGATATGAGTGGATCAATTGGCGATGCGCAAGGTCGAGACTTTTTAAGTGAAATAAAAGGCATTATGGAAGAATATAAGGACTATAAAATTAAAATATGGTGCTTTGATACAGAAGTTTATAATGAACAAGACTTTAGTGCAGACGGTGGCGAAGACCTACTAGATTACGAAATCTTAGGCGGTGGCGGTACTGACTTTATGATTAACTGGACTTATATGAAAGAGAACGATATTGTTCCTAAGAAATTCATTATGTTTACAGACGGTTATGCCTGGGATAGTTGGGGTGATCCAGACTATTGTGATACTGTGTTTATTATTCACAGCCATCGAGATAAAGGATTGCAAGCACCGTTTGGTGTAACAGCACATTATGACGAGGCAGCGTGAAGAACAAAGATCCAAATCCTTTAAATGTTTTTGATGTGAGGCAGTGCGGTTTTGCTCCGCCTCACTTTGAATATTTGAATATACCTATGACTTATAATTTAGAACAATCAATTGTTAAATGGGTTGATAAAAATTTAAAACACAGATTTTATGTTGGAAAAAATGTATCTCTTAATGACACTAATAAAATCCAACAAGTACTTACAGTAGGCTTTGAAGAACCAAAAGAAATGAGTTACTTCACGTTAGCCTGTCCACATTTGAAATACAAATAAATAAAGTGCGCATATATACTATACAAGGAGACAAAATATGAGCGAAAAAACAACTTCTGATAAATCTGTTTCGCAGGCTGATGCAACTGCTGCATTAGAAGGTATGCCAAGTGATGCCCAAACAGCGCCTCAGCAAGCACCACAAGAACAATCAGGACCCGATCTTACTGTACAAGATTTGAATGCACTCAAGAGCATCATTGATGTTGCAAGTCAAAGAGGTGCTTTCAAACCAAACGAAATGGTTACTGTAGGCCAAGCATATAATAAATTAGAACAATTTTTAGATGCAGTTGCTAAACAGCAATCTACACAAGGAGCATAATATTATGTTAAAACACGTAGGCCGAATGGCAAGAAACAAAAGAAAAGTAATAGTAGCGTACAATGTAGTGCCAGGCGAGCCCGATAATGCAGTTGTTGTTACTACAGAAAATCTTGCAGCAGGCGAACACGATACACTAATGAAATTAGTTGAATCACCTGCAGGACAATCATCTATGAATCTAGCTGACGCTATGATGCGTACCCTTTTACCGGATGGACGCAATATGCTTTCAGCATTTCATACTACAGGAAAAATGGTCAAAGTATCTACAGATGATGTCGAAATGACACCTAATACAAAAACTGTTATCAAGTTAAGTGAATTAAACGAAGCAATTGCACAACAGCAAGGTGTTACTGTAGCTGATTTAGCACCAGCTGGTCCTACAGGAACAGTACAGCCTACTGAGGAATCAGTAACTGCTGAAGAAGTTGCTACATCTAATCCTACTGGTGTTTTGACTGACGAAGATTTAGCGGCACAGTATCGTTCTCAAGCAGATGCTATGTTTAAAGAAGCAAAAAGACTTAGAGAACAGGCAGAAGAGCTAGTGCCTACAAAAAAGAAAGTAGCCAAATCAAAGACTGCTGAAAGTGCCTAAGAATAAACTTCCTCCTGAAGTCGTTAAACACTGGCCGGAAGTTTTCAAAGATATCGAAATCAAAGCTGTTCCTATAGAGTATATACATAATATCCGTGTTTATTTCCACGATGGTAGAATATGGGAAATAGATATGGATAAGCAAAAAGTTGCTACTGACCAAAGTATAGAATCTATAGAAACTAGCTTAGAAACTTTCTTAGCACAGTATGATGACGAAATTGACCACGTTGATTTTAGACTTAATTCCTCTAAATTAGTCAAAGATGTAAAGTCTAGAACACAAAAATTTATGAAAAAAAGAAGATAGATGATTGGAATATCGAAAAATTGTATAAATACATATAATAGACATTCCAGGAGTATATAAATGGCATTGCGATTAAGAAGAGGCACTAATGCTGATAGATTGCTACTCGACGGGCTAACTAATCCGTTGCCAGCTGAGGGCGAGCTGCTTTACACAACAGATACAAAAAAACTGTTTGTAGGTGACGGTACTACTACAGGCGGAGTTGAAGTAGACACAGGATTAGTTGACTTAAATAATTCTAGTATAGGTGACTTAGGTGATGTAGACACAACATCACTTCTTAATATTCCTGCAGATGGGGAAGCATTAGTATGGGATTCAACACAGTCTAGATGGGAACCAACTAACTTACTAATTCCTAGAGATATTAGCGAACTTACTGACTCAACTAACCTTTTACAAGGCGGCGCAGGCATTCAGGGTGGTGGTGTAGTAGCCGGAAGTAACTATAAAATTAATATTATTAGTGACGATAGTTCTGTAATGTTAGATGTTTCAGCTAACACACTAACTGCTACAGGCGGTATAACAACAAGTACTATTGAAGGTGATTTAACAAGTAACAATATTAGTATTTTTAATGGTACTGTAGATCTTTCAAATTCAGTAGCACTACTTATGCCTGCAACTGTAAATGCAACTACATTTAACGGCAACTTAACAGGTAATGTTACAGGTAATGTTACAGGTAATGCTGCTGGTGATCACACAGGAACCTTTACAGGTTCTATTTCAGCAACAGGCACTCTAGACGGTGATGTGATTGGTTCAGTTTTTGCTGATGATTCAAGACTAATTGTTGACGGTGTAAATGGAATAGTTACAGCAGACGTAATAGGTGACGTTACAGGTAATGTTTTTGGTAATGTACAAGGCGATGTTACAGGTAATTTGACCGGTGACGTATCAGCTATTCAAGTAACATCAAATGCTATAGATATTAATAAAGCAGGAATACCAACATTTACACTTACTAATAATCAACCTGCTGTTGACCTTTATGACGGTGACACTCACGGTGTTATAGTTTTTAAAACAATAGATACAAACGGAACAAGAACAAGTGGAACATTCGGTGTTGCAGATACAGGATTTGTTCTCACAGCAGGCGATGGTGCTGGTGGATTACCTGTTGCTAATAAACTTTCAATTACCCAAGATGGAAAATTTGGTTTAGGAACGTACACACCGGCAGCAACGTTAGATGTGCAAGGAGCAATTATGCCAGGTGTATATGCAGATGCAACTGCACGTGATACAGCAATACCAACACCTGTTGCTGGTATGATGATATATTTGACATCTACTAATAAGCACCAAGGCTATAATGGTACTGTTTGGACTGATATGTATTAATAATCAAAACTTATAAAGAAATAAAACTCCTTGCGTAAATACTGCGTAAGGAGTTTTTTAATGGAAAAAATTAGAGATATAGACAACGCAGGAGGTATTGAAGCAAATTTTGATTTGTTAAATGCGTCTGATAAAGAACTTAAAGACTTTGTAAAAGCAATACCCGAACATCATTTAATTCTATTAAGAGATATTCCAGACGATAAAGAAAAACTTAGAGAAGTTGTAAATCGTATAGGTAAGACATATATACGTCCAGAAGGATTATACTTTACTGATCCTGATGCTGTAGAAATTACAAGAGTTACTAATGCAAGAGACGACGACGGAAACAAAATAGGCTTGTTTGCTGATTTAGAACTTTGCTGGCATAGTAATGGAACGCTAAGAAAAGATGTAAAACAAATCACTCTTATGCTTTATTGTGTTAATCCTGGAGATACAAATTACGGTATTACAGGCTTTTGTAATATGCGCAAAGCATATGAAGACATTCCGGAAGATATTAAAAAAATTATTGATACTATAGAAGTTAGACATAGTATGAAAGCATTTGCAGGCGAAGTTCCTTCTGTAGGAAAGAACGACGGTGGTTACAAATTGACTCCAGACGATCCTGAATATGAAATATTTAATGGCTCAAATGTTAACAGTCAAGGTAATACTACATATACTACAGAAACAGAAGGTGTATGGAAGCCACTAGTGTGCGATCATCCCTGGCACGGAAAAAAAGCTCTTTACTTTATACCTAGTGTAGTAGTAGAATGGCGCAGCACAGAATATCCAGACTTTGATAGCGAATGGTTATGGAACTACTTATATGATCACGCATTCCAAGACAAATACGTTTACAAACATACGTGGAAGCCAGGCGATTTTATTTTTAACGATCAGTGGTACGGATTACACAATCGTACAGAAGTAAAAGGTGAAAGATTAATGTGGCGCTTTTGTACGGACAATAAGATCATTAACACAGTAGACTAAGTGTATTCTAAATTCAAAAGAAGCGTTAACTGCTGTATGCATTTTAGTTGTGTCAATTAAATACGCCTTTCCTATTTCAAACTTACACAGTTGGTCTTCAACTACCATAAAAGATCCAGGATTAATTTTTATAGGAATATGTAGTCTTGGAGAATCATCATAGTGCCAAGACAATGATGATTTATGTCGCATATTCATTATACGGCCACGGCACACATTGTAGTTAGAAACTAGATAATCATTTAGTTTTTCTATTGGTGTGCCTTTAAAATAGTCAGGTGTTAAATTAAAATCTTCTTGTTTAAGCCATTGGTCAATAGGTTTAATTGGAGGTTTTGTCATTGTATTAGGATCAAAAGCATCCCAATCATAATTAAAACTTTTAGTAGACTCAATTAACTGTTCTTCAATATCTGTTATTTCTTTCCTACATTGTAATGCTAATTGATGTGCATCTTTATCTTTATTAGGAAATTTTTTATCTGCAACATCTAAAATATAATCAACTAATTCTTTGTAGTCTATATCTAAATATATTTCTTCAAACATTAATACACTCCTTTAATAAAGGGTAAGAATCAATGTTTAGACCAAAAAAGAATTGATAAACATCATTGTTTATACAGGTTGCATCGTGTATAGTACTAGTTTCTATTAAATATAACCTACCTGCTTCTACATTTTCACAACGTATCATTTCGTCATCTTTTTTGTAGCGCAAACTTATGTTATCAGGATTATTTGTTCCCCATAATCTTAAATTTACTGTAGGCAGTATTACATCAAAGTGTGGTAAAAAATTTGCACCTTCTTTCCAATATAATACACTACTGCGACACATATAAGATTTAATTCTTTCTATTGTATCAAAACAGCGCAAATCTAAAAGTGCAGTTGGTTCTACAAAATCACATTCTAACAGACAATTATCCGGATTATCTTTGTTATGATGATCTAAAGGGCCAATACTAATATCGTGATCAGATAATCTTCCGTCATAATTTACCAAAGGCATTCCTTGTCGAATTTCATTTAGTTCAGGTCTGTTAGTACCCCAAGGCAAAAATCTATTTTTTTCTTGCCACATATCTGCTTCAAATTCTTCTATGTCTATTTTAAAAATTGTAGGAACTAAAAAGTCTGTGTGCAAGTTCCAATATAATTCTGTATTTAATTTGCGTGTTGAATTATACTTTGCCCATATTGGATGATCTGCTGGTTTAGTTGTCATTGTATAATCTTTCTATCATTTTCCAATGTTCGCTGTCTTTGTTTTGCATTAAATTTTCAAAGCTTTCGTCTATTGGTATTTGTAAATTCATTCTTGTAGTATTATTATTGAATACTGCGTGTTTTGCTTGTGTGTTTAAAATTGCTGTGCCATTAATTTCACCGTCGTTAGTTTGGGCACAAGCATAATCTTTTGTCAAAGGATGAATAATTACACTGTGCCTGCGTAAACCAACTCCATCTGTATGCCAGTCTTGTACAGCATTAGGATACATTTTCATTAATAGTACTCTATCGATACCTCTAAACTCTACCGGTAAAAAGTTAAGAGGACTAGCAATTCCGGTGTTTGTTGATTTATGGTTTATAAAATCTGGACTATCGATTAAAGATAAAAAGTGTTCTTTTTCGATATCAGTTAAAAAATCAGGAAGTTGATAATAACTTTGCAAGCGGAAACTCCTTTCTACTTAAAGGATACAATCCTATATTTTGCCAACAAATATCTGTAGTATTAATCTCATTATTGTTTATCAAAACACAGGTATTGTATTTGTCAGGTAATACCTCGCAATTTAAACCTAGCTTTTTTGCAATTCTAGAATGCCTTTCGACTACGCCTCTTCTGTTATTCTCGGTACTAAAAAATGCGTGATCAAATCCCGCTTTTTTACAAAACTCTAATTGTTCTTCAACCATTTGAAATGCGAAGGTTTTACCGCCTATTGTGGGCTGCTGTAAGCCCGCTGTCCTATACTTTGGGTCTATAGCGAACCTAGTAAGTATACGAGCTACATTTGCGTGTGTGTACTGCTGTACAGCACTACAAGCTACTGTACGCCCGTCTAGTGCTATTATAGACCATACTACATACCTATCTATAGTTGGGTCGCTATACCAGTACTTGTCGTTAGATCTATTTTTATCAACAGATCTCATATACTCTAAAAAATCAAATATTCTAGAATCATCTTTTCCAATAAGCATCTAGTAACTCTTGTCCGTCCATATTAAATATTAAATGTGTTCTAGGAGTATCGCCTTCATTTTTTACCCAATGATTTAATCCAGTATTCGCAAACCAAACATAACCATCTGCAGGAATATGTATACCATTAAATATCGCCTTTTCGTTTGTTTCTATTGCAATATGAAAGCGTGTACTAAAAGTAGGATCAAAATCTCTATGAGGTTTAATTTCTTCTCCTGGTAGTAGTTTAGCAAGACCTACTCTAGTTAAATTAGGTCCTAATGTAGCACAAACCTCTTTTAAATATTCTGGTATATCGTCGTGTAATATATTGTACGCACGTTGATCTAATTCTTTAGATCCTCCTAAAAATTGTTTATCCCAAATAGAACCACTATTTCGATTTTCTCTAATTTCATAGTCTGGATTAAAATGTGTAAGTGAAAGTTGTTGATAACCTATTTCAGTATGTTGTTTACCTTGAGCATCAATTTCTTCATTTGTTTTATTATATGCAACCTTACTTAATCTTTTACCCCATTTCTGTCTTAAAGGTTCTAACTCTCCATTTATACAAGCATTCCAATCTTTACCTTCAACTTCGTTTACAGATTTACGAAGTTTGTCAATATCAAACTTTAGATCTAATTTAATTAAATCAGGAAGTTCTTTTCTATTTTTCCATTTACTCATATATATTATCCAAAAAATACTGAAGGAAAATAACTTGTTCTATGTCTAAAGTTACTATTCTTAAGTATTGCCCTTTTTATACCATTAGTTGTTTTTATATCATCAAAGTTTATAACTTTATTTACTCCTATACGTCGGTCTTTTATATCAAGGCTGAGCTCTTTAGCTGGTATGCTATCTGTGCATTGCACATTTGGAGGTAAAGTTATTAATTTTTTATAATATGTAGGTAAATCATAATTCAACTCAAATTGTTTTTGTGCGTGTAGACCAGTTATCATATTATAATTAAATTTTATAATGTCGTCACGTAAAACATCATTGAAAATGTTTGAGAGGTACTTTTTACACTCTGCATAAATTGCATCAATATTATCTAAACAAGACAAATATATAAATTCTTCATACAGACATTTTTCACCATTATACTCAGCAAATTTTATACCTAAATCTGTATCCAAGTATTCTTGTATTTGCTTTTCTAAATCATTAACTATAGAACCTACAGATTCAAAATGTAAAAAATCTGTATAGAAATCTTTGTATAATATATTTTTATTATGATACAATGCTAATGCTATAAATCTTACAATATTTAAATTATGTACTCCTTGAAGCAATGCTGTAAAAGATTGCATTTTAATATAGTCTTTTAAGTTAAAAGAATTTGTCGAAACTACAATATCAGCATCATACAAATTTCTATCTTTTACTTGTTCTGCTTGTCTTTTACGAAGAGTTTTAATACCAAATTTTTCTTTATAGGCTTGTTCATTTGCAGGACTATTTTCTATCAAATGAAAATCGTAAACTTTAACTACATCGTGAAATCCTAATACTAATAAATCGCTCCAAGCTTTCCTCCATTTTTCAACAGTATCTCCAGGATTGCCGCATATCAGTGTACCAGTCATAGGAATACCTAAATTAAAACTTTCTTCCATCTCGAGAATTAATTTATCGTTGCTAATATTGCTTCTAGCAATATTATCTAAAACTTCAGAATCAGTATGTTGAAAACTCATATCTGCTGCCATTACCATACCATTATCGTATAAAACTTTGTAGCATTGATTAACATACTTCTTATTATTTTTAGCACTTTGGAATGTTACAATTTGAGGAAAGCCTGTTTCTTGTTTTCCTTTTGCTAATTTTTTTATATAACGCAAATCTCTTTCAAATGAACCATAATTTGCATCATTAACAAATACTAAATTTGGTTGTAAACGGACTATATGATCTAAAGCATCTAGCATCATATCTTCATTCCACATACGAATTTTACTATTAGTATCACTACCCCAATCGCAAAATGAACATTGATATGGACAACCTCTATTAGTTTCTAAACTACAAATAACTCTTTTTCCATTATCGTGCGCCTGTTTTACAAATCGTTTCATATCATTAAAACAATGTATATAAGGACTAATACACTTAGATAAATCTAATTTTGAAGCAAACTTTGGTGGAAATTTAATTGTTTCTTTTGTAATAATACCAGGAAAGTCTATACTTAAATTGTTTTGTATTCTATAAACTAGCTCCGAAACTATGTGTTCTCCTTCATTGAGTGCAATAATATCTATATTCGGGTATAAGTCAAAAACGTCTTTCCTTTTATACGGTACTTCAGGTCCGCCTGCAACAACTATACAATTAGGATTTAATTCTTTTGCTCTCCTAGCGTGTTCTATATTTTTTTCAAAGTTCCATACATAACAACTTAATAGTAAAATATCACATTCAACTACTTCTTGATCCATCATAAAAAGAGGATCTAACCATTCTACATCTAAAGAATGTTCATAATTAACTTCCATATATGTTTTAAACAATCCCCACTGCAACGGTAAGTATATGCTGCCAGGGTGTAGATGCGGCTGTTGCACCAAAAGAATTTTCATTAATTTACCTTTATAAGTTTTACAAACCAAGATCCGATATCAATTTGCCACCATTCTTTACCAATTTGCCAATCTTTTCCGTTTTTGTGATGATTTTCGTGCCAGCCCTCTCCGCCTGTAAATAAAGCAGCCAACCAACTATTTCTCACTAAACCGTCCTTATGACACAAAGCATTTATAAGTCCAAAGCCTAAATGACCAAAAAAATATGGACTTATAAAAAAAACTAAAAACCATTCAATAGGAAATGTAAGATATCCTAATAGAAGGAATAATATTCTAATTTGTGTATGAAATTTGTAAAAAAACATTACACGTTTGTTTTTTAACAAGTCTTTTATAAAACGTCTTGGAATTGTTTCTACTTTAAATGTAGAAGTAAATACTTTCCAGAAACCTTTATACTTAGGACTATGTGGGTCTTTTTCGGTATCTGAATATGCGTGATGCATTCTGTGTACTCCGGCCCACCCTAATAAATGTCCTGCGCCAGATAATGGTCCTAGTAGTAAAACTATGTATTCATACCATATAGGAGATTCAAAAGATTTATGAGTAAAATACCTATGATATCCTGCACTAACTATAGCGGCAGATAAAAATTGCCACCAAATAAAACTTACTAAAATGTAAAATACTATTTCATTCATTTTTTCACCAGTATTACCGGAAACTTAGATGGTGTCATTGCGTATTTTCCTTTTTTGTATTTAACTTTTCATAGTATTCTGCAAATTCAGGAAAGAACTTTAATGTATTTGTTTTTCTAATACTGTCAATCTTTTTCAAAAATTTTATACCATCTAAAAAACTTTGATGATTGTCATTTGTAGACTGAAGAATCTCTAATGCAGAATTGAACTTAGCATTGTTTTGTGTAAATGCTGGATGATTGTACAACTTTTCAAAATATTGTTTCTTAATATGTGCAGGTAAGTTAGATGCACGTAAATAAGCAGGATCTGTGACTACAGCATCCCATTGTATTTGATAATCTGCTACATTTAAAGTTTTTAAATAATTGTAAATATCGTCTAAATAACCTATATTGAGCATACTAGTTGCAACAGTAAAAGAACATTCGGCATCACTATCTAAAGCACGTTTTACATTAGAATCAAATTTATTCCAGTCTAAACCGCTACGCACATAACTTCCTCTTTCATAAACTCCATCTATACTAAACAGCAATAATAATTTCTTAAAATTCCCTGCATTGTCTAATACTTTTTGAGGCAATATTGTACCATTTGTAATTATTAATAAATCCATATTTTTTGCATTTTTATTATTACTCAATATATTCCATATTTCATCAAAATTAGGATTTATAAATGCTTCTCCGCCAACTAAAGAAAATCTATCAATGTTTTCTAAAATTTTATCAAAGTCGGTCATATAACTTTGTTTGGTTATATCATTGTATGGAAGACGCTCTACATTTTTTAAATTACCGTGTCCTGCAATATTGTGTTTTTTCCATTCAGCTGCGATCTTACTACTAGCACTAGGTCCACACATAAGACATTTTAAATTACACAAATTTCCTAATATTTTAAAATTTACATATTTTAAATCTTCTACTCTAGCTTTGTAATTTGGATCTTGGTATTTGTCGATTAATTGATGTATTTCGTCGTATTCAAAATATGTTTCATTTTGTTTTATTCTTCTTGACTTTACACCATCTTTATCATTTTTAAAGCATTGAGAGCAGAGAAATTTTGTGTGCTCTGAAAAATTTCTAGAAAGCATATCTCTTCTTACTTTATCCATTTCATCTCCGGTAAAATATTCTATCGGAGACATATTTGAAACATTGCTTCCATTATCTCTATCAACTGTACCAATACAACACGGACGATAATAACCATCTGCTGTATGAGCAAAATTAATAAATGGATCTATACACCAAGGTAACTTATTTTTCATTTTATAAATTTCCGTAATTCAGGGAATGTAACTTTACTGTCTACTTCTCTTCTTTTATCATATTCTTTTACAAACAGTCTAAAATCTTTTATACGATCCGACTTGTTTTTCACTTCAGACATACTGTACTGAATAGTACGTTCTATTTTTGTAATTTCATTTTCTCTAAATAAATCTCTATTTTTTTCTAACAAAGTTTTTACACTTTTATTGACACTACTTTTTAACTTATCTGGTAATATTCTTAAATCTAGATAATGAGGATAATGAGCCTCATTACTGGAAACAAATAATCTATCTCTACCATATTTTTGCTTCAATTCTATTACAAGGTTTATTACACTATAAAAGTCAGTATATGACAAAGCATTATTTGTTAAACCAATATGCAGTTGTGCTTTTGGCATATTCAAGATAGTATGGACATTAGATAGCCATTTATTGTAATCTAATCCATATCTTGAATATTCTGCTTTATCTCCTGTAGATTCAATACTAGTAGAAATTTGTATTGTCTTTAATTTATCAGATTGTATTTTAGTGATAAAATTGTCAAACACATCATTAGGAACACATAAATTTGTATTAATATTTAACATCATATTTAATTTTTGTTCTACAATTCTATCTAAAACTTTAAATGTGTTTTTACTTAATAATGGTTCTCCGCCAGTAATAGTAAGTCTATAGAGATTTTCAGCTAAACCCTCGTCCCACCATTTCCAAAATGCTTCGATATAAGGATTATGTTCTCTATTCGGTATAATTTCTTTTTTTACACTTTCTAACGACTTCTTTTTATACTGAGTAGGATATTGTCCAAAACGTTCAATTTCTTCTACCCACATAGAACTGTTTTCAGGACCACAATATGAACACTTAAAATTGCAAGTATTATCCCAAGCAACATCAAGAATTTTAGGAAATGAACTTAATGATTGACTAGTAGATCCTGGATCTAGTTTTATCTTATCTATAATATCTCTACTTTTAATAATTCTATCACTAATTACCCCTGCATCTTCTTTGGCCCAACAGTAAGAACACTCAGAGGGGCGTTTTCCATCTAACATTTCTTGTCTATATTCTTTAATTTCATCTGTATTAGTAAGTGCAGTTGAATCCGTTTCTAATTTTTCAAGATTTATTTTTCGAGGTACACAATGATGGCAACTATAAGAAGTACCATTATATAAACGTAAATTAGTTCTATACCATTTTGCCATACAAAAAGTTTCGCTAATTTCTGTAAGCATTATTTTACTTTTTTCAAAATCCATCATTTATATCCAATTAACATAAATCTTGTGTATTTAGATAATTCTATCTCTCCTATATATAATAATGTTGTCATAGGAGCCATCGTTTTAAATTCATAAATATCATTTACACAATTTACGTGTTCGTCAATTTCAAAGTAGTTGTTACTTTGTAACACTACTAGTTTACCATCGGGTATCTTAGCATACCATTCTGCAAAATTAGGTATATGTTCACAACTGGTATTAATAATAGTGTCTGGTATGTCAAGTATAGGTTTGCTCATCCTGTTGTTTGCATTGCTCCAACTTTCCCACCAGTGTTCATCATATGTAATGTGCATAATATCTTTTGTAACTGCTTTAAACCTCCAATTATCAACAAACCAAGGTTTATTAAATGTTTCAGCAATATCTACACAACTTGGATCAATATCAAAACTGCGAATTTTATCTACCTTCATACCGCTTTCAAAAAGCATTGTAGCAAGTGTAGCATACCAACCTGCACACAAATACACTGTGCCTAGATCTACTTTACATTTTTTAAGTTCGTTGATTAACCATAGTTTACTTTGTATTTGTCCTCGACTAAAACAGTCGTTCCATATTTCAACATCGTTTACAAAGAAACTTTTAAATGCTGCAATAAATTGTGTATTAACATAACGTTCTAAAACAGGCCATAACTTCCAAGTATTATCTTCTAATACAAGTTTACGCAAATCATCATCGTTAAGTAATCTAAATACACTGTGTAAATTATCTTCTGTTACTGCCTTACGTAAATCTTCATGATCCACTAATCTAAAAATACTATGTAAGTTTTGTTCAATTACTGCTTTGCGTAAATCATCTACAGTACCAAATGCTCCAGGTTCTTCTGGTAATAGTCTAAAAATACTGTGCAGATTTTTTTCTAAAATTGCTTTTCGTAATTCTTCATCAGCATCGACCAATCTAAATAAACTACTTAAATCATTATCAATGTAAGTTCTACGCAAGTCTGCTAACTTTGTATTTGTCGGATACAATAATTCAAATCTATCTAATAATTCAAATGTTTGCATTTTCAAATTGCTCCTGTAGCCAATCAAAGTCGTTGATTTTTTTCAATGCTTGTAAATCTCCTTGGTGCAACATACCATACGCTGCACCTGCTTTTGCTCCTGCAATAGCATACTTACCGTATTGTCTATCGCTGCCTATTGTACACCATTTGCGCAAGCGTTCATTTGTTTCATCGTCTTTTTGTCTATCAATAACTTTCGAACTTAATTTACAGCATTCTCTAAATCCACTTTTAAAACTGTTAAATGCATCTGTGTTAAATGCTGTAATGTTGCTAATGTCATGCACTGCTTTAAACTTGCTGCTGATACTGGTTGTCATATCAGGCTTTGTAGTGTCCATATTGATTGTTAGTTCTGTTGGAAATAATTTTACACCGCCATAACCATATACCATATCATTGATCGGATTCTGACTGCGCCATACATGCACAGTTTCTTTATCCCAACGTGCTACTTGATAATCAAAGTTAAAATCATCTACAATGATTGCATCACCGTCAACAATCCAAAACATATCTGTGTTACACAATTTAGCACCTTCGATATGTGCTTGGTGGATGCCTTTTACACCGTGTACACGTTTGCAGTCTGGAAAACGTTGCAGTATACGTTCATAATTTTCATCAGCATTTGGCTCTTGGTAACTGATAAACACCATGTCATAGGGTTTAGGTGTGCTTACAATAATATCTATTTCTTTTTTGTTTGCAATAAATTTGTAATCAAATTCACGTCTACTGAATTTTGCTTTTTTACTGCAC